CTTCTGTTATTTTTGTTTTCTTGTCTATTGATTCAGAAAACCTTCCTGTTTCTATATCGTTTATCTCTATCTCTGTCATCATTGCCAATATTCTATTGATATGATCTTCTTTAGTCATTTCGGTATCCATGTTTAATATTGGTATGCCGAGTTTGGCTATATTTGTGCTCATATTGTCCGATAATAATGTTTTACCTGTCTTGGGTCGTGCGGCAATAACATTAACGGTTCCTTTTCTCAATCCTCCGCCAATAGATTGATCATATATCGGGAAACCAGTTGGAATACCGATCTGATCAACCTTGTTGGTTTCTAGATTTTTTATGTAATCATCTAGTGATTTACCTATTTTTTCTGGAGAATTATCTGTATCATTTAGTAAAGATGTAAAATTAAAAATACTATCTTCAGCTAATCCTATTATTGATGATATAGGCTCGCTACCCGTTACATCTAGAATTTTATCTTGGGCTAATTCTAGTTGTTGTCTAAGCAATCTTGCTATTTCTAGTTTTCTTATCTTAGCAGCAAATTTCCTAACATTTTCTTGACTAACAGGAAAATCCATGATAGCCTTTAGGTGTTGGGCTTCTTCTTTTTTCAGAAGAACATGGTCCAGACTTAATTCTTTTGCAGCAGAGTAGATTGAAGCTATATCTATGGCATTATTTGTTCCAGATTCGCATATTCTTTTTAGACATTTGAAAATGATAGAATTACTATCAATTGTAAATGACGTTTCTTGAATAATATCTGCGACATCATAATATGCTTCATCATTATATGAGCATATACCAGCCAAAACTGCCCTCTCGGCAGCGGGATCACTTAGAATCATTTTTCATCCAGCAGAGGTAGAACACTTGTTGCACTTATATCTATCGACGGAATCCTGAATAAGTCCAGGACTCACTTCTTCACGCCTTCCACAAACCCTGCACACAACTTTGATCATACTGAACTTTCTTGCTCTAGGCACAGACGGTTGAGTTCTGAGTTTTTTATCAATAATTGTATCTTCTTTATGAAGATTTTTTTCTGGCATTGAGTTGAACTTATTGGTATGTTTTTCTTTTTTATGTCGCCTTTTTGTTTTAATGGATTTAACAGCAAAGTCTTCGTCGTCAGTTTCTTGATGATCGTCTATATCGACATTATCGATTTGATTTTTAGGTGTCGCAGGAAGCATACTCTGCAACATTTGTATCATAGCCTGTATTTGTTCTGGTGTTAGATTATCCATTTTTGATGACCTTTATCTTTTGTATAGACAATAAAATATCTGATAAATTTTTAATACCATTGGCTAGGTATGATAGCCTATCGCTCCTTTGTTTTGCATACTTCTTGATCTTGTTGAGAGATATGGCTCTGTCATTATGTTTTATTGCTTGATAAGATTTTTCGATATAACCATATCCTTTATAATTATTTACTTCGTCAGATATAACTTCTTTAATAGTTTCTTCTGCCCAATTATATCTTGCTATTTCTCTATTTATTGTTCGTTGAACATGAAAAGAAAATTGACCTAATCTATAAGATATTTGGGCACAATCTTCTGGGGTTAATTTTTCTAATTGATCCCTGCTCATGTGTAAATATTCATTCAGCTCATTTTCTGGCAAACAACTGTTGCTGTACTTTGGTAGACCAAGTCCATTTTCATATTCATCTAGAAGATTATCCCACTCGTTCAGTTCTTCTTTAGACGTTTTGATTGTCATGTTCTATTCTTTCTTTCCATTGATCTGTGTTTTCATTGTATGGTAATTCAACATATTTAATATTATTTATTTCACACCATTCTTGCTTTTCTCTGTCTCTTTTTTGAGACTTCAGGAAGTTCAATATTGTGCTATGATAAAATGGTATAAATTTATAGTGCTGCTCTCCATGTACTTCTATACATACTTTTTTTAATGGTATATAGAAATCTAAATACAATATTTCTCCTTTTCGCAATTGAATAGGAACTTCTTCTAAAATTTGCATTGTAGGATACAATTTATTGATCATTGATCTTGCTTGAAGATGAAAACTAGATTTATTTACTATCTTTCCTTTTGCAATATGTCCTGTTAGTATCCAATTAACTTTATTTCCATCCAAGTCTTTGATTAGCATTTTAGGCCCATTGTCTCTTTTATACTTTTTACTAAAGAAGTGTATGCCTTTTGGTTTTCTAATAAATAGTTTCTAACTTTTTCGGTCCCTTGAAATTTAGGCTTGTCTTCAAGAGACGTGAGGGTA